TTGAAGGACTGGATTGACCTTCTACGTTATCTACGCATGGCAAATGATGGCTATGGTCCAGACTATGTTTCTGACACTTCTATGAACACAACAAGAAAATCCGGGGGAGGATACTAATGGCAAAGAAAAGATTATTTCAAATAGCAAAGGAATGTGGTGTTCCTTTTGAGGAGGCTCTAGAGCTAGCGTTTAAGCATCTAGAGGAGGACATGATTACAGGCTCAAAGCATTTAACCTGGATCAACGAGAAGGGTCAAGAGATATTGGATGATGTTATACCCATGCCCAATGTCTCAGCCGACAAAGAAAACGAGGAGGAGCCAAACAGATTAATATACAGGGGCAAAGTTCTAAGAGAGTGTCCAAACCCCATGTATGTTGCCGTTCACCACCGAGAACGCTTCTGCAAAGTTAACGTAAAGATCACCCGAAGAATGGAAGGCAAGCTAATTGGGAAGATGATTTATTTTGAAGAAATTAAAAAGGGAGACACCACCAGCTATCATTGGATAAAAAAGATTTGATAGACATGATAAACTAGTAAATACCAATGTTAAGCGATAAAACTTCTGAGGAACTAACTTACGTCGGGAAAGAACCAGGTGTTCAGGCTCTGCGTCAAGCATACAATCAAACCATAATTGAGCTAAGCTCTTATTTCGATCTATGTCGTAGTAGCTACGACGACAGACGTAACTGGTGGCCAGGCAAGAGCCGTGACCTGCGTAAGCATGGTGCGGACGCTTTCCCGTGGGAAGGTGCAGCAGACATGGAGTCCCATGTCATTGATGAGCGTGTTACCAAGTTGGTATCATTGTTTATTTCCTCAATGAAGCGGGCTAACGTCAGGGCTTACCCCGTAGAGATGGGAGACATTGCTCGTTCTAAGCTAGTATCTAACTTCTTGAAGTGGATGGTATCTAGTGGTTACATCCCTCGCTTTGCCCAGGAGATGGAGCTAGGAGCCAACTATATGTTGGAACGTGGTTTATTAATTACTTACGTAGGATGGCACAGGGAAGACCGACGCTTCCTCCAGAAGCTAGACATTGATCAGATTGCTCAAATGTCCCCAGAGCTTGCTGCTATTATCCTAGAAGGCAATGATGACGATCAAATCATCCAACTTATAAAAACAACTTTTGACGGTGTAACTGACCGTAAAGCCAAGAGAGCACTCAAAGAAATACGTAAAAGCGGAGTCACGGAGCTTCCGGTAGTTCGCCGTCAAATTGATGTTCCAGATGTAAAGACACTAGCACCCGATGGAGACTTCATGTTTCCAGCTTATGTTACTGATCCCCAACGCGCACCATATTGTTTCTGGCGCACATACTACACAGCCCAAGAACTAGAAAATAAAGTCATTACCGATGGGTGGGACGAGGACTTTGTAGAATACATGATAGAACACTATCGTGGAGTAAACATTAATTCTATTGAGCGAAGTCAAGAAGGTAGTCGTTCTGTTAGTATTTCAGATTCTGCATACGAGGCTGATGAGCTTATCGAGATTGTTCATTGCTATCAACGCTTAGTTGATCCAGAAGACAGTTGCGAAGGTATTTACGAAACCGTCATGCACAAAGACTTTGATGGTAACGAAGGACTAGGTGTGCCAAGCTACGCTAAGTTTAGTCTTATGAATGGCTACGAGGACTACCCAGTTGTAGTTACAAAGCTATCAGAGGACAGCAAACGCCTGTATGATACGCAGACTGTTCCCGATGTATTGCGTGGCATTCAACAGCAAGTAAAGGTAGAGCGCGACTCTCGCATTGACCGCAACAGTCTGGCTACCCTTCCACCAATTATGCACCCTGTAGGTAACGCACCTAAAGACTGGGGACCCGGTAGATACATACCATACCGACGCAAGGGTGAGTTTGAGTTTGGTCCTACCCCAAACTTCAATCAAGGTTCCTTGGAAATGGAACAAACTATGGAAAGACAAGCCAATGCGCTAGTGGGTCTAGATTACCAAGACCCCATTAGCCAGATGCGTAGGCAGTTCTTAGTAGACAAGTTCCTAGCTCACTGCGCTGATGTTTTGAAGCTAGCCTATCGCTGTTTCCAAAGGTTTGGACCAGACAGCATTTTCTTTAGAGTTACTGGTAGTCCAGACCCTCAGGTCTTTGACAAGGGTGATCCAGACGAAAACTTTGACATCTTAATTAGTTACGATGTATTGAACTCTGACCCAGAGGCTCAAGAGAATAAACTAAACCAGTTGGTGTCATTGACTCAACTAGACAGGAATGGCAGGATCAGTATTGATCGTCTGCTTGAAGTAGCTGCTAGTAGCATTGATCCAACCCTTGCAGATGCAATATTGCAACCAGCAGAGGAAGCTCAAGAGCAAATCGTGAAGCAAGTTACAGATGACTTGACAAAAATCTTTGCAGGCATTGAAATGCCAGCTCGTCCAAATGGTGGTCAGATTGCATTGCAAGTTATTGAGCAATATGTGTCTCAGCCAGATGTAGCGCAAAGACTAGAACAAGATGAATCATTCCGAGCCAGAATGGAGAAATACCAGGGTCAGTATATGTTTGCTATGCAGCAAATGGAGAATGCTCAGATTGGTAGAATTGGCACAGACCCCGCTCAAATGGGTGAAGTTGATACTCAAAGCATCTAGCATTTGTTTTTTACTCTTAAACTATAACGCAATGGCGGACAATAAAACACCGAGAGATTTTATAAGCATTCGATCTCAGGAGCTAAATGATAGAGAGATCAAGGACCTCAACATGAGGCAAGTAGGATCAACTATAGAAAAATATTTTGGCTCAAATATGCCCTTAATTTCTGCCATGTTAGGCAACATTGATGTAGAAACTGGGGGAACATTTGATTTCAGACAAAAACAAAAAGGGGGCAATGGATATGGTTTATTTCAATTTGATTTCCATAAACCTTTTTATGAAAAGTTTATTGAAGAAAATCAACTAGAAGATAGTGTTGATTCTCAGGTTAGGTATACATATGAAAATATTTATGGTAACCAACAAAATGTTTTAGGGGCAGGAAACGCAAAAGATCTTAGAGATTCATTTGCATCAAAAAATAATCCCATTGAACTTTCTGATGATATTATGGATATATTTTTAGACCCAGGCAAACCTCACGCTGATAGGCGTAGAGAATCTACTAGAATGTATTCATTTGCACTAACTCCAGCTAAATAATTTATGGAAGAAGATATTCAAACCCTCGCTAACTACGAAGCCTTTGCTCGTTTTATTTATTCTATTGAAGCAGCGCGTGAAGAAGTTATTGCTGACATGGCAAACTCATCTACGGAAGTAATACAGCAATTGAGTGGCCGTATTCTAGCCTATGATGACATCCTAAAGATGGTAAACTGGGACGATCTTCGTGTTCGTCATAGCCAGCAACTTGCATAGGATGTTAAAATGAATTTATCGCAATCATCCAGCGTATACGGATGGACGAAATTATGACAGAAGATCACTCAAACGACATCGCCGAGTCGTTAACAAATTCGGTGGCAACAAACATATCAGTGTCCGAGCTTGCCGCTCGACGCTTAGGTGCTAGCCAAGCATCCAAACCAACGGAGGAAGTCGAACAGACTGAAGAAGTTGTCGAGGAAGCGGAAGTTGCATCAGATGAATTGGAAGAAACAGAGGAAGTTGTAGAGGAATCAGACGAGAGTTCTGAAACCGAAACAGAGTCTGAAGTGCCTTCTGAAGACGTTCTTTCACAGATTGACCTCGATGAAATGTCGGAGGATGACCTTAGCGAGCTTGGTAAGAAGCTTGGCAGTAAAGCTGTTGAACGGTTTGGAAAACTAACCGCACAACGCAAAGCTGCTGAAGAAGAATTACAAAAGCTACGTTCAAGCATGGAAGCAGATTCTGCTAATCCACTTAAAGGAAATCAGCAAATTAAAAATAATCCCTATGGTAACATTGATACCCTAGAAGGAATTAAAAATAAAGCTGACGAAATAAATGGGATTGTAGAGTGGGCTGAAGATGTATTGTTCAATGCTGATGGTTATGGTCCCGACGACATAGTAACTGAAGTTGAAGGAAAAGAATTAACCAAGGCTGATATACGCAAGAGCTTGCTCAACGCACGTAAAAGCCGGGATAAGTTCCTTCCTGCTCAACTAAATGTCCTACAAGCCAAAGAGCAAGGCCAACAACTCAAAGGTGCTTTTGAACAAAAAGCCCAAGAGGAATTGTCCTGGCTAAAAGGTGGAGACAATGATACTCGTAAGCAATATGAGGCTATGATAAATGATCCACGCTTTGCCGAGCTAGAGGGTGTTATTGCACCTGAAATTTCAGCACAGCTACCATATATCATGGCTCACGCTGCTAACAGTTTATATGGACGCAAGCCAGTTACAGAGTCTAAACAATCCGCTAGATTGAATCCACCAAAGCAACCAACTGGTGCAGGTGCTCAATCAGAACGAAAGTTAGATTCCAAGGTTAAGAAAGTAAACGAATATAGAAATCAATTCAGCAAAACAGGCAGCAAGAGTGATTTTGTAACTCTCAGAACCCTACAATTACAAAACCGATAACTTAAATATACAATGTCATTTACAAATACATTTGATACTACAAACACGGGGTCGGCTGTTTCTAATCGCGAGGACTTGACTGATGTCTTGACCATCCTCGCTCCAGAAGAAACTCCAATCCTTTCGTCCGCCGATAAGAAGAAAGCTTCCTCAACATTCGTTGAATGGACAGTTGACAGTCTTGCGGCTCCTAGCACTTCCGGTATTTCCGAAGGTGCTGATGTCACAGCTTTCACTGACCAGTTCGCTGGCCGTGCAAAACTTGGTAACCGCGTTCAAAAATTCCGCCGTGACTACATGGTATCCGACATGCAAGAAGCTGTCGATTCCGTTGGTCCTGCTAAGATTGCCCAGGCTGAAGCCAAGGCTATCCGTGAACTAAAGCGCGACATTGAAGCAACTCTTGCTTCTGCTAACACTCAAGCTACTGAAAACGGTGCTGGTACTGCCAATTCTCTTGGTGGTCTTGGTGATTGGATTCAAGCCGGAGCTGGTTCTGCCAATGTTCCTGCTGCATTCCAAACACCTGCTACAAGTATTGTTGATGCTGGTGCTACTCTTAGCGAAAGCGAGTTCAACGGCCTAATCACTTCTATCTTCGGAGTTACTGGTTCAACCAACAATCTTATGCTTGTTGCTGACACCACTCTTCGTTCAGACATCAGTGATTTCGCTCGCACAACTGCTTCTGCTACAGACAATGTTCGCTCCGTAAACTACGATGGTAACAGCGGTGAAATTAAACTATCCGTTGATCTCTATCAAAGTGATCACGGTATTGTATCCGTTGTTAACGGTAACCCAGACTGTATGCCAACTCAAGCTGGCACAGCAGGCATGATGGGCTACTTGGTTAACCCTGAGTACTATGGTGTCCACGAACTCATCCCAATGGGAAGCACACGCCTTCCTAATCTTGGTGGTGGCGAACGTGGTTTCGTTGATTGCGCATTGACCCTCGGTGTATACCACCCTGGTGCTCACGGTAAGATCGTTGATCCTGCATAATTAACCAAGGAGATATAATACTATGGCAATTACAAAATACAACGGCAAGTCGGTTCAAGAACTGGCTGCCTACACAGACTCAATCCGCATTACTCATGCAGATTTGACAGCCGCAGCAACTACTCAAACAATCACTAAGACAGTTAAAGCTGGTCAACAAATTCGTGGTGTCGCTTTCAAAGTACACACGGCTTTTAACGGTGGAGCAACTTCTGCTCTTTCGCTTGACGTAGGTGATGGTGTTGACGTAGATGGTTACATCGATGGTGAAGAAATCCACGCAGACGCAACCGAAGTCCTCTTCGGCCCTGTTCTTGGTGGACTCCTCAATGGCAAAACTTATGCTGTTGATGACACTATTGACATCTTGTTCACAGCAACTGGTGCAAACTTATCAGTTCTTGATGCAGGTGAAGTTGAAATTCTTTTCAACGTCATCAGCCTGAACGACGTTTCAGCAAGTTTCGCTGGATAATTAAATACTGGTTGGGGGGTGAAAGCCCCCCGCCTTTTTTAATATGGATATTATCATTCCCAACATTAAGAAATACTCCGACGGAGAAATTGATCGAGCCTTTATGAAGGAGATCAAAACTGGTTTCAATCTGGAAAGACAGACTGAACAAAAGAGAGTTGCTCAAGCAGCCAAAGAAGCAAAAGAACTAAGAGGAAAGACCCACCCGGTATTAGGTAAGCCAGTTGCTACCATGCCTGCGAGAGAGTTCTTCCGTCTTACAAAGAAGTATGGTCAAGAGACTGTGCATTCTAAAGAATTTTTAAAATACTACAACAAGAAGTTTCCTGAACTAAGCCCCAACAAAATATAATGCAGGACAGAACATATAACGATTTATTATTTCTTATACAATCTTTAGTTGGTGGGGGCAACCTAACGACAGAAGAACAGGGATCAATAGATAGTTTTATTAACCGCAGGGCGCATGAAGCATTTCAGACTAGCCAAACGTGGCCTAGGTTTTTAGTGAGTTCAGAAGAAAGGGCATTGTCTTCTTACAACCTATCTAGAGCTACAGACTCAACGAATCCTTCAGTTAATCAAAACTATAAGTTTCTTGGTTTAGCCGCAGCAAGTTCCATCACAACTGGTGGCACAAAAGTGTATAACGGTCTTACCACCAGCAATGTATTAATTTTTAAAAATGAGAATAATGCGTGGATAGTTGCAACTACTGTTACGAGTAGTGTAAATTCCGATGGAGTTGTTACCATTGCAGACAATGGTATATGGGGTGCTCAGTTTACCGAAGCAGATTCAGTTAAAAACAATTCAATTGAAAATGTAAAAACTTGGACACCAAGGTCAGTGTCATCCTCCGACATTCTCAATGTCTCAACTCAAAACTTAATACCCTATGATGAAAGTCTAGTTCCTTCAATCGGTGAATTTCTAAAGGTTTATCGAAAGAAAGCATTCCTTAATGACTCAAGCCTAGAGTATGATTTCTTTGTAGATTTTAATGGTGCTAATATTCTTAATGTTGCAAACACAGCTGATAATGCAGCTTTTGTTACTTACAAGAAAGAACTACCGCAATATACAATCACTAGCATTGATATACCCGGTGAATGGTTTTTCTTTATAGCTCACGGTTCATATGCTGACTTCCTCCGCATGGAAGGAAAGGTTGAGCAGAGCATGGCAGAGGAGGATGTAGCTCAGAAGTATCTAGCACAAGAGCTAGAAAAAGTAGACAATATGTCTAACAATAATGTTTTTAGAAGGTTCTCAACTCATGGGACTAGACAATCAAGGTAAAATATAATTATGGCAAGTTCAAGAAATAACGCACTGGAGTTCAGCTCCGTAGGTTCTATAGTTATCAATGCAGCTGACGGTGCAACCGCCGGTTCTTTTGGTGCTATTCAGTTTCTGAAGGATTCAACTCTTTCAGCACTGACTGCTACTAATGTTACTAATTCTGCCGATCTCCTAACAACTCTAGGAGCAGGCACAATTATATATGGTAACTTTACTAGCGTTACCATTAGCGGTGGCTTAGTTCAACTACACAAGGTCTAGTATGCACGTTAGCCTTGATTCAGCCCTGGGTCGCCAGCGTCGGCTGAACTCAGTGGGCGAGAGCGTCCT